TCTTCACTTAATGTTAGCACTGCTCTATCTAGCATAGATCGGACAAAGTTAGGCTCACAATCTATTGATATTAATGATCTTGCTCTATGTGAGAGATCATTCCAGCTAACGCCTAGATCGACTGGTAATTCTTGTTTCTTGGACACTGTATAAGCTCCTGTACGGCTCTCTATTCAATAATAACAGCATAAGCAAGGGATTTGCTAGGGTCAAATAAAAGGCAAAAAAAAGCCCCTGTTAAGGGGCAAAAGCGGGCAAGCCGCGAGGGTTAAAAAGTCATTTTATAGGCAATCCAAGTGCCAATGATAAAGCCGCTAAGGGTGAACCAGAATATATCATACGCTAACTTATTCATTTTATAGCCTCCTATGCAAAGCTCACAATTTCGTTATAGTAGGTTTCATGATCGTGCGCCTCTTTTGTGGCTATATAGCCTATTTTGTTAATGTAGTGGTGAGGCGGTGAGGTCGTGTAACAGTATTCGTTATCGTTGCCCGTATCGCTCTCAATGATCACCCATACATGGCTAGAATCTAAGCCCGTTGCGGCCATTGCCTCCTTTGCGGTGTTGAAGTATTCGCCATCGTTGCGTTTTATCTCATTAAATGGAAATTCTCTATCGTGTATCATCTTAAAGCCTCCCCTCAATATAAGCGCTAAATAATGTTAAATAGATCAAGCCTAAAAAGGCTAGTATTAAGCCATCTGTTATAAGTCTTTGCATTTTATCCACCTCGCATAACATCTAGGCCAATAAAGAAAGCCTGTGCGCATACAATCAGCAAGTAAAAACAACCTAGCTGAAAACCCGCAACAAGCAAGAAAGCGCCAATTTCTAGTAGTTTATTCATCATCGCTAGCCCTCAATTCGTACAGCGTTTGTTCCGCACACTGTTTTGGTAGGTCTAACGCATTTGTGACTAAATCATAGACAGCGTTTAACACATCCATTTGATCACCTTTTGTGTTGTCGCATATATTGTGCGAATCCCATAGATCTATAAAACCATCTAAAAATTCTATTTTCTTTTGTTTATTAATCATGCTGTAAGCCTCTCATTAACCCTGTGATGGTGTATATTGCGCCCCGTACTAATTATAGCTGCCGCTTGATCTTCGCCTATAGCATACCATTCAGCAAAGCGCTCAATGGTTAAAAAGTTATTAAACCAATCTAAATACATTTCTTGGAAGTAGTCTGCGCTTGCATCTACTTGCTGCTCTAGCTCTTTGTATGTTGTCATTGTTTAACCCTCTTTTAGTATGTTGTTATAGCCCAAACCGCAACGGGTAAGGCAATGATTAAGCCGCCAATAAGACCGACCACCGTATCGACCAGGAACATCTCGGCGCGTGATTTTTGGCGCTTGCTAGTCGCACAATGGGCGGTTTTGTGGTTGTTATAGCCGTTTTTATAGTCGTGGGTGATCATTTTCTTGCCCCTTATGCCGCTAATTGATGTTTAATCATGTTTAGATCTACTTGGCGTATCACCTCGCTATTGTCTCGGCAATCGTCCAACCACTTACAATCGTGTAGTAGTTCTTCGCCTAGAATGTAGGCAACCATATTTGCCAAGGCTTCGGGGTTGCTAATATCACAATGGCGTTCACCGAACATTTCGTCCTCGTAATCTTGGACAAGTTTAATAGCTTGCCATGTATCAGCGCCTAACCATTGTTCTGCCTTGTAAGTGCCTATAATGAAATAGTCCTCGTTTATTACATAGTGGTGCAAGTCATCGCTGTAATTGTCTAAACCGACACCGCTATCTAATTGCTCTATAATGTATTGCTTAACGTCATTTTTTAATCTGTTCATTTTATAACCCTCTATTTTTAATCTATAAGTAAAGTTACTAACACAATTACTATTAAACCGCTAGTAATTAAAGTTGCCATTAAAATTAATTCCGCCATCGTTTAACCCTCTTTTATGTCGTGCATCATTGCCCGATCCATAAAATAATTATACAGAATGTAAGCCAGCTTACAAGTTACAGTATCGTAATGTTTTGGTTATGAATTGTACGGTTTTGCTATTGACTTTTACGCATGGCATTTGCCTGGAGAATTGATAGTAAGGCAAGGGTAGGAATAGAATCGCTCAGATCGACAGAGAATAATTGCAAGCTCTTTGTGACACTATGACAGATTCGTAATGTTGTCAAAACATTGACGGTCATTGATTATCGATTGATAAGGTGACGGATTATTGACGGTGTGATAAGAATGGGGTTTGTTATAATGAAATGGAATATCCCTTTCCATCTACACATCAACCCTTTCAAAAAAACTGTACGTTCATCCAGTACTGTATATCCATCCAGTAGTTAGTGCTTGCTAACATTAACAAAGTTTAACTTGACTTTATGCCTAGTTTGTGACCACCCCCACCCCCAACTTGCCGATGGTGGTATTGTTACAATATCCACTCCATATACCGGAGCTATTTTCAAACCTGATCAGGGTATTCGCCTGATATATCAAGGAGTTACAGTCAGAATAGTGCTTAGGTAGTACCAAATCTGGTACTCAGTAGGAGGGTATTCGAGGTTAAAGTGTTGATTTAGAAGGGATTAGGCGTAACTAGGTCAAGCAAGCCAGAGGTTGTATTAGGTTCTGAAGAGCAAAAGAACCCCAGTAAAGACCTTTTAAAAAAAGAATCTAAACTTGGTTCCTTTTACCCTTAGTCGCATTTAGGACTTTGAGCAATCTACCATTAACGCTTTAAGTAGACTCGACTGCCTTGCACTAGCGTGTGCTCCACCTCCTGTTCAGTCTTTAGAACTCAGGTGCGCCATGAGGTTTCTTTTTGCGCTTTAAGTCTTGAGCGGTGAGGGAGGCTTTCGCCGGACATATCCTTCAAGACCGAGATCAAATGATCGGACTCAAGTATACATTACCGATTCGTCATGTTGTAGTGAAAATCGTTACTTTATTAACTTTTTTTCACATTTATTTTACAGCAACCATTCCAGCCCCTATACTTGCGTTGTCGGCTCCTCCCTCTCTCAGGCCGACCGCCTCCCTTTAGCGTTTCGCTATCGGGGGGCATCTTAAAATAACGGCGAGCTGCTCGCATACGCTCGCAGATAAGGATTTATGGCAACATTACAAAAGCTCCTTGATAAGCATGGACTCTCTGGTGTTAATAAACCTAAGAGAACACCTAGCCACCCGACCAAGAGTCACGTTGTCCTTGCGAAGGAAGGAACTCTTACAAAACTTATCCGTTTTGGCGAGCAGGGTGCTAGTACAGCAGGTAAACCTAAAGAGGGCGAGTCAGCCAAAATGAAGGCAAAGCGTAAGTCATTTAAAGCGCGTCATCGTAAGAATATTAATAAAGGCAAAATGTCTGCGGCTTACTGGGCCGACAAGGTTAAGTGGTAATGCTACAAGCCCTAATTGGCCCTATATCATCGCTATTAGAGAAGGCTATCCCTGACGCTGACTTGCGTAGGCAGTTATCTCACGACATCTCTACGATGGCGGAAAAGAACGCGCACGAACAAATTAAAGCGCAACTCGAAATTAACAAGGCTGAGGCTGGTCATAAAAGCCTCTTCGTAAGCGGATGGCGACCTGCTGTCGGCTGGACTTGCTGCCTGGGTATGGCGGCTAACTTCTTACTAATCCCAATGGCTAACTTTGCCCTAGCGTTGGGACAATCGGACATATCTATCCCACTGATTGATTTAGAAACAATGCTGCCAGTTCTTTTAGGAATGCTAGGCCTTGGCGGTATGCGTAGCTTTGAGAAATCAAAGGGAGTAGAGAGGAACTAAAATGGACTTACAATTTAACCCAGAGATCTCAATGGCAAACATATTAACTGTTAGTGTAACATTCGCAGTAGCTTTAATGGCTTGGTCTAGCGTAAGCGGTCAAGTAGAATTAAACAAGTCATCCATTGATGAGGCTAAAGTTGTAAGCCAAGAAATGAACGATACAATCCATGCTCTAAGCATTGATGTTGCGTTATTAAAGCAGGACGCTGAGAATGCAGCTCAATCAAGAGACGAAATAAAGGCTAACCAAGCCGAAATACTTAAAATTTTAAGGAAAATATAATGTCAACAGAATACATTGCATCAGGTACAACAGCTGCTACAGGGGCCGAGTTTACTCTAACTGCTGGATCATCTCGCCTTTTTTACTGCGAACCAGCTTTGGGTGGTAGTGAAAACATAGAGCTTTTAATAAAAAACACTGACGGAAACTTTACTACTGTTGGAACTTTAGCCAGTCCTAAAAACCAAACTGGCACAGTAACCGCAACTGGTGAGGGATCAAGCACGTTTAAGGTTAGCCGATCAGTAGTCAGCCCTGCGAAAACAGTATACTTTGATTAAGGGGTAGTTATGACACAACCAACAATTATCAATGCTGGTGATGATAACACCACTAAAGATACAACTGCTTACAATCCAACAGCAGATTCGGGAGACAGCAGGACTTTTAATAGCGTTACCATACCAGCGAGCGCAAATACTGTATGCTTTTTCTTTATAGCAGATTTACCGCCTACTTCCAATATAGTTACTGGTTTATCCGCTACAGGTTCAGGAGTGGAACTTTTTGACTTTGATCCAACCCCGTTAGATTCAAACCATAGATCATCACGAGTAATGGTTATGGATGTTAGTGGTCTGGGTGCTTTTTCATCTACCGTAACAGCTTCATTGTCTAGTGCCACAACAGTGGGCAGCATTTTAGGCGTAATTTGCACTGATGGGTTTATAGAAAGCTTTTCTACAACGGCAGACAGATCGCTAGACCTACCCAGACACCTTGTCTACAGCCCTAACTATGAAAACAATACTTTATGTGTTCAAACAGTTACAGATGGGGACACTTCAAGCTCATTTACAGTTTCGTCTGGCACTGAGTTATATAATGTGGCGGATAGCAAATCTTCAGGAACTTCTGTTTATGCCTTTTCTCAAGCAACAAACGGTAGTGATGGAAGTAAAGAAATAAAATACACTAGCTCAACTGCTGGTCACGAAGCGGTAGATATAACTTATTTGTTTTCAACTCAAAGAAATCCTTTTGCTACTAACTTTGGCCCTGTAATTAGACCAATCATATCGCATGACGTAATATCTTAATGATTAAACGACAAAAGAAAAGAAAGCTAACCAAGCAGCAGGAGAAGTTTGTTGATCTAATGGCTCGTGGCTATCACGAAGGCCGAGATCCTACAAAGATGACTGTAATGGATGCGTTCCGTCTAGCAGGTTATGCGCCTGACAACGGTAACGCTTACCGCTTGTACAAAGATCTAAAAGAGTTAATCAAAGAGAAAAGAGATGACCTAGTTGAAGAAAATCAGGTTGCTTCTCTTGCGACTAAGATTATAGAAGATATTATGGTTGATCCAGATAATCGACCAGAGATCCGCTTAAAAGCGGCTCAAGATATTCTGCACAGAACAGGCCATGATAAGCCTAAAGAACTAAATGTTAAACAAACCGTATCAGACCTTTCTGATGCAGAACTCGATGAACAACTATCAGAGCTGATTGAATCATCCCAAAATGTCCAAAAACTTAAAGAAGGCTGAAAAAGAGAAGTTATTACTCTTAGTTCAGGAGAGAGAGCAAAGGCGTTTATTTAACCAGATAAATGCTTGGGAGCCTTATGGGTGGCAAGAGCTTTTAGCTAATGCTACCTTAGAGGCCAATCAGTGTTTGGCTATGGCGGGTAACAGGGTAGGTAAGACTTACACTGGAGCTAGGATTACCGCTTGTCACCTAACAGGTAGATACCCTGAATGGTGGACAGGTCATAGATTTAAGAAGCCTATTACTGCATGGGCTGCTGGTGCTAGTACAGTTACCACAAGAGACATATTACAGCGTGAGCTATTGGGTGATCCTGTAAACATTGACTTGCGTGGATCTGGAGCTATACCCAGAGACTGTATTGTAGATGTAGTGCGTAAGCCACAAATACCAAATGCAGTTGAAAGTATTATAGTTAAGTTTCACGATGAGAAAGGTAATCACATCGGTGAATCTGTAGTCTCGTTTAAGTCATACGAGATGGGTGAAGAGAAGTTCATGGGTTCTTCTCTTGACTGGGTTTGGCTAGATGAGCAGCCAGCACAGAACATATATACACAGTGTTTGACTAGAACGCTGGATAAAAAGGGTTTCGTTATGATGACGTTTACCCCAGAGAGTGGAATGACTCCAGTTATCCAGCAGTTTATGAAGGAAAGAAAGAAAGGTCAGTTTCTTATCCAGGCAGGTTGGGATGAAGCGCCTCACTTAGATGAGGATGCAAAAGAGCAGATACTAGCTCAGTACCTTCCTAACGAACGAGAGATGAGAACAAAAGGACAGCCAGTATTCGGTAGAGGTATGGTGTTCCCATACTCATTAGAAAGATTGGTTGTAGAAGACTTTGAGATACCTTCTCACTGGTTGAGAATATCGGGTATAGATTTTGGGTTTGATCACCCTACAGCTATTGTTTGGGGTGCAATAAATCCAGACAATGGCTGCTTTTATATTACAGACGAGTACAGAGAGTCTCGTCAAACAGCAACACAACACGCTATAGCGATTAGGCAAAGATCTTGTCAACCACCTATAGCTTGGCCTCACGATGGTAATAGATCGTTTGATGGTGGCGATTCGATGGCAGAGCAGTACCGTCAGGAAGGAGTAAACTTCTTACCTGAGCATTTTACTAATCCGCCAGATATATCTCAGACAAAAGGGGATATAAAGATTTCGGCAGGTATTACTGCAATGTCGAAGGCGATGGAAAAAGGTTTATTTAAAGTGTTTCAGAGTTGCCACTTTTGGCAGCAAGAATACGGAATGTATCACTTTGGCGAGAACGGTAAGATAGTAGATAAGGCAGACGATTTAATGTCAGCTACAAGATACGCATACCAAAGCCAAAGGTTTGCTATACCAGCAAAAGATAAAAGTAAAAGACAGCGACCTTGGGAGACTAAGGAATCAAGCAATTACAACTGGGTCACATAAATGATCAACAACAAAGAATTACTAAGCACCATTCAGTCTTATGAAGATAACGTATCTGACCACATGGATAGCGATGCTGCACAGACTCGTGCAGATCTTCTTGATTATTACCTTGGTGAACGGTACGGCAATGAGCGGGATGGCTACTCAAGTATTGTTACGCGAGAAGTCTACCAAAGCGTTGAGAATATTAAATCAGATATAGCTGAGTTATTTGTAGCTGATGATGAAACAGTTAGGTTTGAGCCAGAAGGGCCAGAAGATGTTGAAGCAGCGCAGCAAGCAACAGATTGGGTGCGATATGTTTTCTATCGTCAAAACGATGGCTTTAGCAATATTATGGATAGCCTTGTTGATGGCCTTCTTCAGCGTCAGGGTGTTATTAAGCGTTGGCGATCTATGGAAGACAAAACAACGACTCACTCGTTTGAAGATATTTCTCAACCAGCATTTGAAGTCCTTGATTCAGATCCTGAGATTGAAATTACAGAGTTTGAAGAAGTGCTTGACGAGCTTACTGGTCTTAATACATATCAAGGCAAAATGCTTCGTACAGTTACTGAGAGCTGCACTCGCGTTGAAGTAGTACCACCAGAAGAGTTTGGCATTGATCGCAATGCAGCCACAGTGCAAGAAGCTCGTTTTGTACGTCAACGCAGTCAAAAGTCTAAAAGCGATTTGCTAGAAATGGGCTTTGAAGAAAGCAAGATCAACAAGGCTACTACATCATCAGGTTACAACGAGTATGACTCACCTGAGCGTATTGCTCGTAACTTTGACACTGACGACTACGATGGCGATGAAAACTACATCGGCAAGATGTATGACTTGCATGAAGTTTATATTAAAGTTGATCGTGACGAAGATGGTTACGATGAGCTTCTTAAAGTTTGCAAGATTGGTAACGTAGTATTAAACATCGAAGAAGTAGATGAAATTCCCTTTGAAATCTGGACTCCTATCCGTATGCCTCACAAGCTTACAGGCCTTTGTCCTGCGGATGCTGCTGCACCTATACAGAAGGTCAAGAGCACACTTTGGCGTAACCAGTTAGACAATCAGTACAACTTAAATAACGGTCGCCCTGTGGTCGTTGAGGGCCAAGTAGACCTAGACTCAGTAATGAGCAGCAAGCCTGGTGCTCCATACCTAGTTAAGCATCCTAACGCTATCTCATTCCCAAGCCAGCCATCGTTTGGCGCTCACACATATAACATGATGGGTGTAGCTGATCAGATGCTAGAGGCCAATGTAGGCTCTACAGATAATTCACTCGATCCAAGCATCCTTAACGGCAACACTGCTGCGGGTGCGGTTAGTCAGGTTATTAGCAAACGTCAGGCTCGTATTCGCTTGATTGCTCGTGAGTTTGGCGAGTTCTTGCGTAAAGTCTTTATGGGTATCTACGAGCTAGAGATTGCTCATGCAGATGACAAGGCTATCTTCCGATTAGATAACAAGTTTGTTGAAGTAGATCCTCGCAGTTGGAATGCTCGCAAAGACGTTACCGTATTAGTTGGTTTAGGTAATGGGTCAAAGACTGAGCAATTATTCCATATGCAACAGACTATGGCTGCACAACAGCAAATGGTTGCTGCTGGCGGTTTAGGCGTTACTGTAATGCCTTACCAGATCGTTCAGTTGCAAGAAGATATGGTCAGATTGTATGATAAAGCGGCATACGGTCGCTACTTTACTGATCCAGGTGTTGAGTTTACAGGTCAGTCAGAAGGGCCAAGTCCAGAACAGCAAGCGCTGGAAGCTCAGATGCAAGCAACAATGGCTCAGATCCAGATTGAGCAAGAGAAGCTTGCTATTGATCGTGAAGAACTTGCACTTAAAGAACAAGAGTTTATGCTTGACGTTAAGAAGCATGAAGACGAGAACGAGTTTAAAGTAGCTGAACTTAACTTGGAGGCACGCAGTGAGAGAGCAGTCAAGATTGGTAACTAGCCTAGAAAGTGAAGAGGCTAACATAGATACAAGGCTTAAAGTGGCAAACGCAGCCCATAGGCTTATAGGAGATGAAGCAATACAGTTTATTTTCCAAGAAATGGAAGATAATTTGTACAGGGCTTTTTCTAGCGTACCAACACCTGAGCAGGGTGAAGGGATCTGGAGAGAGGTTAAAGTGGTTAAGGCTTTAAAAGAGAACTTGGAGTGGTATGCAAACCAAAGAGAAACCCTTGCCAAAAAAGGACGAGGAAGATAAAGAATATTACATTGTGTCCAGCGATTTAATGAACTGGATGCGTGGTGTAGCTTTTACTAAGCTTACGATGCAAGACGTTGATGGTTTTGTTGATGAGATATTCAGCACGCCAACTTTACAACAGTATCTTGAGCTAAATGAAAGCCGAAAACCAAAAATCATAACTTAACAATAAGGACAACTGGAAACAGATCCTTGAGGAAATAACAATGTCAGACAATGAGAACAACTCTTCGGAACTCTCTATTAGCGAACCCATTACACAGGATGCTGGACTAGAGGCAATAATGGGCATGATCAATCCTAGAGAGCTAGGAGAAATTGAAAATGAACCTGTAGCTGAAGCGGAATCTGAGGAAGAATATTCTGAAGAAGAAGCGGAAGAAAACTTGGATCAGCTAGAAGAAGTTGAAGCCGAAGAAAGTGATGAACAGACAGATGATGAAATAGAGTTATCTGGAGACATCGAGCTTGAAGACGGTGAATATGAATATTTAGTTAATGCTCGCGAATATCTTAACGAAAATGGTCTTGATGACATTGAAAAGATTAAAAGCGGTATTTTGATGCAAGGTGATTATACACGCAAGACTCAGGCGTTATCTGACGAGCGTAAAACTTTTGAATCGGAGCGAAATCAATCTTTAGAAGAAACAGCAAAGCTGCTAGAGATTGCACAAGCGATGGTATACGGTCAGCGACCAACCCATACGACTGAAGAGTTATTAGCTTTAAAACAATCAGATCCTTACGCTTATGAACAAGCACTGGAGAATCGAGTTCTTTTTGAACAGAAAGAGCAGGAAATCAACGGTGTAGCTGCCAAAGTATCAGAGCAGTACCAAGCACAACAATCTGAGAACTTACAGGCCGAAGCTGCGAAGCAAGCGGAACTGCTAGTTCAGATGGAGCCTAGCTTCTCAGATCAGAATGTTGCAGCCCAGAAAGTTGAAATCATGGGTGAATACTTTTCTAGTATCGGTGGTAATCCAGAATTACTTGGAACAATCACAGATGCAGTTGTGTTGAAGGTATTACATGATGCTGCTATGGCGCATGGTTCTAAGAAGCAAGTAGAGGCTACTAAAAAGTCTCCAAAGAAAAAAGCTTCTAAGACTGTCATAAGAAAAGGTACGTCAGCGAGTCGAGCACAAAAACAGGCTGCGGCACAGACTAAAAAGCTAAAACAAGCCAGACAGGCTGATGGCTCATTTAGTAAACAAGCTGCCGTAGATTTAATTCTCGATTCTTTTAAATAGGTAAAATATCATGGCTACAATTACTTCAACATCTGCAAAAGTATTAGAAGACGCTAATAACGTCCGCGAAGACTTAGGCAATGTAATCTTTAACGTATCACCTTACCAAACTCCATTCACTTCTGGTATCGCAGCGGCATCTGCTACTGCTGATAACCATGAATGGTTGACTGACAGCTTTGCTGCTTCTGCTGGCAACAACGAAAATGTTGAAGCTCAAGCAATTAGCGGAACTGCTGGCTCAACTCGTACTCGCCTAGGAAACTACGTTCAGATCGCACAGAAAACTGTTGCAGTTACCAAGAAAGCTGAAATGTTTGATCGTGCTGGCGTTCCTGGTAAAGAAATGGCTTATCAGTTAATGAAGTTAGGTAAAGAGCTTCAGATGGACGTTGAAAAGCAAACCTTGGCTGTTTACACAACAGGCACAACTCGCAATACTAAAGTTTCTCCTACTAGCAGCACTGCTGGTCGTTCTGCTGGTGTTCCTTACTGGATCTCTGCTGCGGCTAACCAAGTTGTAGGTAGCTCAGGTGGTGGCGCTAAAAACACTGGTGCTGATGGTGCTGGTACTCAACTTGTGCCTGGTACTGCTGAAACTTTAACTACTGCTGCTTTAAGCGGTCTTATTGATTCGGTATGGAATGAGTCTGGCGACTTTAACAATGTTAAGTTAATGGGTTCTGCTTCAACTATTGCTTCTTTACGAGCAACTGCTTCTAACGGCCCAGGTCTTGGTATGGCTACTAACGTAGACACAGACTCTTCTACTGGCGAGATCGTAAACCGAGTTTCTGTTTACCAATCTCAGTTTGGCCCAATGGCTGTTGTTCCTAACAAGCACATGAAAAATAATACTCTTTATGTATTAGATATGTCTTCGTGGGGCTTGGCGTTTGGCGGTGGTAAGAAAATTCATACTACTGACATCGCTACTCAAGCATCTGCTGAACAAAAACTTTTAGAGTGCTACTACACTTTAGAAGCTCGTTCTGGTAATGCTAACGCAGCTCACTACGCTGTAGCTTAATAGCAGCAAAATGGATGGGGAGCTTCGGCTCCCTTTTCCTGCACTTAACTATCGGAGAATGTTATGCCAAAAGGTAAAGGTACATACGGTTCTAAAGTAGGGCGACCGCCTAAAAAGCAAAAGCCAAAGCCAATGAAGCCCGCAAAGAAAGGCAAGAAGTAATGCCAGCTAAAAAAGGTTTATACGCAAACATTCACGCTAAGAAAAAACGCATTGCAGCAGGTAGCGGTGAGAAGATGAGAAAGCCTGGAACTAAAGGCGCACCTACAGCTAAGGCGTTTAAAAAAGCAGCAAAGACAGCAAAGAAGAAAAAGTAATGACAAAGTTAATAGAGAGAGAGTTTAATGAAGGTGTTATGGAAGACACTTTCTTTACTGATAAAGGCGGTATAACAAAAACCTTTAGTGAAGATATAACTAAACTTTTAGAGGATAACAAGAACAAAAGAAATGCTACAAGCGATTGGATTAAATACGATCCAAAAAAAGATTATCATCAGATTTTAGATTTATCTATGACTGATGTGATGAGATTAAAAAATGAGCATGGGATTGACATACTAGCTCCTCATGTAGATTGGAAATATGTTTTTAAGATCATCGAAACACACTACCCTTATATGAAAACCACAACAGCGAGACTGTAATGGCTTTATCAACAAACGCAGACCTACAGGCAGCAATAGCCGATTGGTTAAATAGATCAGACTTGTCAGCTCAGATACCTGACTTTTTGACGTTAGCGCAATTAAAAATAAACCGTAGACTATCTATCGTAGAGCAAGAGATTCTCGCAGAGATCACTCCTGTAGCTCAAGCTACAACTTTACCAGTAGGTACTAAATACGTTATTAGCGTATCAGACTCGAAAGGCCGTAGAGTAGAAGCCGTATCAATGTCAGAGCTTCTTGACTATGCAGCAGAAGGTGGATCAGTAACACGATATTCAGTGTCTGGCGATAAGATTTACTTTGCGCCAACACCAGCATCAGATAATACAGATGCGTTTAGCGTTCTATATAGCGCAGACAAGGATTTAAACGGTGGCGATAGTGGCCCTGTATTATTGCAAGATATTTATTTAAACGCAGCACTTCACGAAGCTTACGTCTATCTAAAAGACGATGGTCGAGTAGCATACTTCAAAGGTATGGTTGACGAAGGTGTTGCAAACGTACAAGCAAGACGAGCCAAGCAAGGCGTTGGCAGAGCACGAATTAAAGACGAAAGTATAGCAGCCAATGGAGGCCCGTTAGTCTAATGACTTCATCAATAGTAAGAACGAACCCAACTGCGGGTACAGCTACAACCTCTAGCGTTAGAGATAACTTTGGTCATGCGGCTGATGAGATTAACCGACTGTTACGAGCAAGCACTGATAAAACTACAACAGCTAACTCTGTAACTCTTACGGCAACTTTTGCGGATGTCCCGACATTTACTCTTGTTGATGGCATAAGAGTTTTATTAGAAGTTGCAGTGTCTAATACAAATACATCGCCTACTTTAAATGTAAACAGCACTGGCAGTAAAAATATAAAGAAAGCTGATGGTTCATCTTTAGCTGCTGGCGATCTTGTTGCTGGCGGTTACTACGAGTTTGTATATGACTCAGGTGAAGATGAGTGGAAGGTATTAAACCTAACTATCTCTAAGGAAAAGACTCTACTAGAGACTATCCTTGGCGGTTTATACCCAGTAGGAAGTCTACTAACAACTACTGTAGCGACCGATCCAGGCACTGCTGATTACTTCTTTAGCGGCATTACATTCGGTACTTGGGCAGCGTATGCAGCAGGTCGTACTATTGTAGGTCTTGATACTGGCACTACAATAACCTCTGCAAACTCTGCATCTAACGTAGTCACACTTGTTGTTGCGAGTCATTCACTATCTGCTGGCGATTCAATCGTTGTTAGCGGCTTTACAAGCGATACTGACGCTAATGGCACGTTTACAGTTGATAGCACAACATCTACAAACATTGTCTACACAGCGACAAATGTTAGCGATGGTGCTTTAGCAGGAACAGATTTACTCGTTAAGAATGCTGCCTTTGATACAGCGCAAGAAGTTGGTGGTGAAAGTAACCATACACTTACACAAGCTGAAATTAATCACAATCACCAATGGCATGACGTTGTTTCTGGAAGTGAAGATCACAGAATAGAGCTAACTTCAAGTGGATCTGGTACAGGAAGTTATAACGCAGATGCAGATCAAGTAGAGTTTCCAAGTTCAAGCTCATTAACTGGTGATTATTATACTGACAATAACAGAAACGTCACTGGAGAGTCGGTAACAGCTCACAACAACTTACAGCCATACATCGTTACTTACATTTGGAAACGAACATCTTAGGATTAGTCAATGCCATTTGAAACTGATAAAAGCGGTGGTTTTAAAATAGATGCTTCAGAGCTTCTAAAGACTGGCGTATATCCAGAAAGATTTGACCGTAAGATCCCATTTTGGGAGACTGTTGATGGTGTGCAGTATACCGAGTTTGGTATGCGTAGAAAGGCTGGACGCTCGCCTATACATGATTACAAAGAGTCTCCTCAGTCATCTAACACGCCAATGCGAGGGCTTACAGCCACTCGTGAGTACGGCACTAAGGTTGCTTACGTTGCAGACTTAAAAAACATATACTCGTATGTTCAGTCTGACTCAACAGCATCTCCAGTTGGCTCAAGCTCTTTTAATACCGTTGGATCTGGCTACACTCTTTTAAGAAACTCTGCTGGAACGACTTGGGATTCAAGTGAAGCTCTAACAATAACTGCTGCGGCTATAACAAGCGGAACGATTGCAATAACAACAGATAGCGACCATGGATTGATACCTGGAGAGTCTGTAACTCTTTCAGGCTTAACTGGTTATTCAAGCCCAAACCCAAACGCTACATGGACAGTAAGCTACCCAACAGGCTCAGGAACCTTTCCAACAAACTCACTTGTAATACAGACTGGCACATCAAAAACAGAAACATACGGCACAAGCGGATCAAGTCTAGCAACACTGCCTGAAACAAACTGGGATAGTTCTGGTACAAGCTGGGATGAAGCAGTTAATGAATCTGACCAGTGGGACTTTGAGACTTTTGGCTCGTTTGTAGTTGGCGCAAAAGGCTCAACTAAGCCAGTAATTAAGAAGAACAACGTAAACTTTAATACATACCATAACGATGAAGTTAGTGGGGCTACAGTACAAGTTGATGGTACTGCTAATGTGGTGGACGATGCGCTAACTCAGGCTGGCACGACTGGCTCTGGAAGCGGATTAACAGTTACGGTTACAGGTGTAGATAGCGGAAAGCTAGTAGACTTTAAGATAACTAACTTTGGCTCTGGGTACGTTAATGATGAGGTTGTAACCTTAACTAACGCCCATAGCGGAACTGCATCTCAAATAAAACTAACAGTTCCTGAAATCGACTTTGATTCTCTTGAGTGCTTCCACCGTCAAGGGCCGCACCTGCTTGCGTTTAACTACAGCAAAGGCAATGTAGATTACAGCACAAGCTTTGCGTGGTGTAGTGCAGACGACTTAGACACATGGACAGCATCAGCAACAAACACTGCTGGTAGTCTTTTAATTCGTGAAGCAGAGACACCCATTCGTTGCGTTACTCAGTTAGGTACTAACCTTGCCGTATACACAGAGACACAGATGTTTCTTGTTAGCTATGTTGGTCTTCCTAATATCTTTGGCTATCAAGTTGCTTTAGAGGGAAGTGTAGGCGCTGTATCACCAAACTCTGTTGTGTCTGTTGGTAGAACTAACTACGGATTGAGTAGAGATGGCTTCTTTATGACTGACGGAGCATCTGTAAGAATGATTGGTCGCGAAAGCGGTATGAATCAATACTTCAGAGATAACGTGTCTGATAACGAGCTTGCACAGGTTTACGCTTTTGAGAACTCTAAAGAGAATGAATGTGTTTGGGGTATACCTAAAGGCGGCACAGACAGCATAAACGAAGAGATATACTACAACTACAAGACTGGTCAGTGGGGCATTAGAACATCAAGAATATCTGCATACCTTGATAGAGGTATATTCCATGATGCGTTATCTGCTGACTCCAATGGGTGGTTGTACGCTGAAGGAGATACTCCTAACTTACAAGATCCTGACACAGCTATTAATCAACCAGTGTCAGCTATTACCAAGGCTCACGATCTTAACAACGCAGATAAAATTAAAGAGATCACAGCTATTCGCGTAGGTAAAGAAGGTAATGGCTCTCCAAGAATGTCTATTGGTTTCTCTAGCACTATAGATGCAGAACCTACATACTTAGATAAGGACTCATTCCTAATTGATGACTCATTCAAAAGCTTTCCAGTTAGAGCTGCTGGTCGATACATTCATATTAAGGTTGAGAGTTCAGGCTCTTCGGATGACTGGACATTAACCGATCTAATTGTACAGGGTAGATTTGAGGGTGAGCGATAGTGCTGACTGAAGAATATAATCGTCCAGTAATTGAGGAAGAGCTAAGAGTTCTAAGGCAGTTAATAGATGACTTAAAGACTGTTCATTACTTTATACCTTTGTCTGCGGCTCCAGTGAGTCCTAACATGGGAGATATAGCGTATAGTGACGGAACAAATACAGACAATACTTTTGGCAGCTCTAGCGAAGGTTTGTTTAGGTATGGAACAAATGGTGCTTGGCACAGGATAGGCTAATAAATAGAGAGGTGAGAGATGGGCGAGGTAGTAATAAGAGAGGCCGTTGATGAAGATTTACTTGAAGCTTTAAGGTTAAGCAAAGATGTACACCAAGAAGGATCGTTTAAGAATTCTAAGTTTGATGATAAAAAAGCTGCGTTATTATTCTTTGATATATTAAACAGTGATAACAAATGCTTTTACTTTGCAGAGAAAGATGGGAAGCTAGTTGGGTTTATTGCTGGCGGAGTTAATGAATACTTTTTTGGGCCTGAAACCATACTTAGTGATTATAGTTGGTTTGTGTGCAAAGAATTAAGAGGCACTAGGGTAGGGATAGACCTACTTAATAGGTTTATAGAGTTTGGAGGTAAAAAGAATGTCTCTGAGGTCTGTATAGGAATAGCAACAAAGATAAATTTAGACAAAACACAAAAGGTTTTAGAAAGCCAAAACTTCATCCACATGGGTGGAACTTTTAAATTAAAGAGGTAGATTATGTGCGGTGGCGGCAGTGCTCCAGCAAACACAACAACAACGACTAAACCATTTCCAGCTCAGGAAAAGGCTTTAACTGAGCTATTCGGCTTATCACAGGCTGCATTTGAAGCAGGGCCACAGCAGTTCTTCCCTGGTCAAACTGTTGCAAGTCAATCAGGTAATACTTTAGCGGGTCAGCAACTAGCCTTAGACGCTATTGCCCCACAGGCTGGTTTAGGTATGGCAGGTGCTAGAGCAGTTCAAGCTGCGCTAGATCCTATGTCAGCTCAAAGTCAGGCTGTAATGGCTCCAGCTATTGCTAAGTTGCAAAGTGAGATCTTACCAGGAATTGGTAGTCGAGCTATCCAGCAAGGTGCATTTGGCGGAGATCGTCAGCGAGTACAAGAGCAATCTGCTGCTGAAGCTACCGCAGGGGCTGCTACAGAGGCTCTCCTACGCAATCAGTTGGCAGGTATGTCAGCGTTAGGGTCAGCACAGCAAGGCTTACTATCGCCCGCTACGACAGCCTCACAAGTAGGTGCACAGCAAGAGCGTTACAACCAAGCACTTATTAACGCTGCACGAGAGCGATTCCAGTTCGGGCAACAAGCTCCAGAGACTGCGCTTGATCGTTTAGGTAGTCGAATTGCTGGTATTAACCTTGGTCAGATTGGCACAAGTACAGCGGAAGGCGGTGGCGGCTCTGACGTCACAAACGCGGTTGGTGCTGGTTTGATGGGCTATGGATTATTCAAGGGGTAGATTATGGGATTTGGGCCAGCAGGACTAAGAAATAAAAACAAAAAGCTATCTGATGCAGATTTAGCCTTTCTGCGAGCACCTGAGAATAGAGAGTTTGCAGAAACTTTAAATATAAATTCTAATTATTTATTCCCTGAGCCTGTTAGACGTAGCTCCATCAAACCCGCACAATCAAGAACCGGCCCTCAGACTACAGGAATAGATAAAGATAAGCTTGAATCAATACAAACTGCGATTATAGGTCAAAAAGCCTTAATTGAAGGTCGTAAGTTTTTTGCACCTAGAGAAGCTCAAGCGGTCAATCCATTAGTGCTTCAGGCTCTACAGCAGTCTATGGCTCAACAGCCTATGTTAGCTGGATTTGAAACTCAGATGGCGCAATTACCTCAGTTCCAGCAGGGTCAGGTTAATCTCCCATCAAGGGCTGATATTTATGCACAAAACCTTGGCCCAGAGCCTTCTTTTATTGGCGAAGACGGTCGGTGGGCCACAGGAAATTACCTTCGTACTCGTATTGATCAAATCAATAGAGAAAAAACTGCCGACCTTAATGCAGGAAAACAGTTTGGCGAGTCTTACTTTCAAAAATCAGCGTTTAATCCTTACTCTGCACCGCAGCAGTTTGCAGGTGGCCCACAGATAGGTGGTATGCAAGGGGGCCTATTTGGCAGTCTAGCAACTCAAGGTCAGCAGCAGATTGCAGCAGGTCAAGCTATGAACCCAACAATACTAAAGGCTAAGAGTGTTTAAGTATTTTAAGATAGAAGAATTTGATTGTCAGGAGACTGGCAATAACGAGATTAGCGCCGAGCTAGTTAATAAACTTGATGAGTTGAGAGAGGCTTGCGGCTTCTCTTTTACTATTGCATCAGGTTATCGAGATCCAAGTCACAGCATTGAGGCTAAGAAGTCAAGGCCTGGAACTCATGCACAAGGCATTGCAGCAGATATTAAGGTTGCAGATGGTGCTCAGAGAATGGCAGTTGTGGCTAACGCTGTTAAACTTGGATTCACAGGAATAGGCGTAGCTAAGAGCTTCGTCCATGTAGATATAAGAGAAACCACGCCAGTTGCTTGGTGTTACTAATAGGATAAATCATGGCTCTACCATTTCTAGCTCCGCTTCTTATAGGGGCAACAATAGGCGCAATAACGAACCCTGAAGATCGTCTTCGTGGCGCATTACTTGGTGGCACATTAGGCGCTCTTACTGGTGGATTAGGCGCTAACCCAGCCACTACCTCAAGTGCAAACGCCCTATCTGGTGCAACAGCAGCGTCTGGCGCATCAAATGCAGGGGCAAATGCAGCAGCAAAAGCAGCAGCAGAAGCATCAGCAAAAAAAGTAGCATCTAATGCAGTGGTTAGTACAGCATCTGGCGCATCAAACGCAGGTGCAAACGCAGCAGCAAGAGCTGCAGGAAAAATAGCAGCAAAAGATGCGGCAGCAAAAGCTGCAACTTATTCTGCAAGCGTTAACGCACCTGTAGATCTTGCTCAAATAGTGGCTAAGACACCAGCACTTGAGGTAGCTGGCCCAAGAAATCTTGCTCAAATAGCCGCTAAGACACCAGCACTTGAGCTAACTGGCGCAAATAGAAATCTTGCTCAAATAGCCGCTGAAACACCAGCGCTTGAGGTAGGATCTTCAGCAAAATTAAGCGCCTTTGAAAAGGCAAAGGCAGTTGTAAAAGATAAGCCTATTCAGTCAGCATATTTTGCAAGCTCTATTCTTGGTGGAGGCCAGCAGCAACAAGCAGCTCCAATGCAAATGGCTCCTATCCAGCAAGGCTCATTCGGTATGCCAATGTCAAGAGAAGAGCGTTTAGCAATGGCTGGTGGTGATGCACCATCATTCGTACCAAAAGGTTTATTCGATCAAGTCAATGCAGACTTAGACGAAGAAGAAAGATTACGATTATTATCTCAAGAATTACAAATGGCGGGTATGGTATAGATGGCTATTAACTATTTTGATCAATTAGTCCAAGGCTTTGGCGGTCAAGAAGATGAGCTTACTCAGGCTATAGATGCGTTAGGCATTCAAGCACAAGCTCCACAAGCTGTAGCTCCACAAGCTGGCAGCATAGAAGAGCTGTTAGCTGGAAGAGCGCAGATACAAGACTTAGCAGCACAAAGAGCAGCAGCCTTAGCAGACCTATCCGCAGTTGGTGCTCAACGACCTAGTAAGCGACTCTTGCGTGAAGGTCAGTCATTCATGGAAGCCTTTAAAGATCCTAGTGAAGCTCAACGTGAGTTCGCTATACGAGCTGGTATGGCTTTGTTATCTGATGATGGTACTAAGAGCTTAT